AGGCGGACGACGACGCCGACGTCTTGTCCTCCCCGCCGCGCCATCCGGTCACGCGGCCGGGCGACCTGTGGCTCATGGGTGCGCATCGCCTGTTGTGCGGCGACAGCACGGAGGCGGATTGCGTCGCGCGGGTGATGGATGGCGAACGCGCCGCGCTCCTGTTCACGAGCCCGCCCTATGCGCAGCAGCGCGACTATGCGACCGGCGGCATTCGCGACTGGGACGCGCTGATGCGGGGGGGGCTTCGGCCACCTCGACACGGTCATGGCCGCAAACGGCCAGGTGCTCGTCAATCTCGGGCTCGTCCACCGCAACAACGAGTGGCTGCCCTATTGGCAGGACTGGCTCGACTGGATGCGCGAGCAGGGCTGGCGGCGCTTTGCCCTCTCTGTCTGGGACCAGGGGCCGGGCCTGCCGGGGGACTGGAACGGGCGGCTGGCGCCTGCCTTCGAGCTCGTGTTCCACTTCAATCGCAAGGCGCGCAAGCCGAACAAGATCGTGCCCTGCAAGTGGGCGGGGCACATCAACGATGCCCATGGCGGCATGCGCCACCGCGACGACCACGTCGGGGAGTGGACCCATGCCGGGCAGGGCGTGCAGGAGACGCGCATCCCCGACAACGTCATTCGCATCACGCGGCATAAGGCGCGCGGGATCGAGCATCCGGCGGTGTTTCCCGTGGCGCTGCCGGAATTCGTAATGCGCGCCTACAGCGACGAGGGCGAGGTCGTCTACGAGCCCTTCGCAGGCTCCGGCACGAGCCTCATCGCCGGTGAGCGGACCGGGCGGAAGGTGCGCGCGATCGAGCTTGCGCCGGCCTACGTCGACCTCGCGATCCTGCGCTGGCGGCGGCTCTTTCCCGATCAGCCCGTGATCCTCGATGGCGAAAGGCAAGACTTCGAAGCGGTCGCGAGGCGACGCGGCATCGACCTTGCGGCCGACTGATGCGCTGCAGGTCGAGCGCTGGCCCATCGAGCGGCTCCTGCCGTATGCGGCGAATGCCAGAACGCATTCGGACGAGCAGGTGGCCGAGATTGCGGGCTCGATCGCCGCCTTCGGCTTCAACGTGCCGTGCCTCGTGGACGAGCGCGGCGTGCTGATCGCGGGCTACGGCCGGCTCCTGGCTGCGCGGCGGCTTGGGCTCGACGATGTGCCGGTCATCCGGCTCAAGCATCTGACCGACGCACAGGCGCGTGCCTTCCGGATTGCCGACAACCGGATTGCCGAGAATGCCGGCTGGGACGAGGCGCTGCTTGCGGCCGAGCTGGCGCGCCTCAGAGACGATGGCCTCGGTCTCGGGCTCCTCGGCTTCGGGGAGGACGAGCTCGACCGCCTGCTCAAGGGGCTCGATGGCGAGGCAAACCAAACGGAGGCCGAGGACGAGGTCCCCGCGCCGCCTGCCGAGCCGGTCAGCCGCCCGGGCGATCTCTGGCGTCTCAGCCAGCACCGGCTGCTCTGCGGGGATGCCACCGTGGCAACGGATGTCGCGCGGCTGTTCGCCGGCGCGCGTCCGCACCTGATGGTGACGGACCCGCCCTATGGGGTCGACTACGATCCGGCCTGGCGCAACGAAGCCGGCGTGTCGGCGACGGGCCGCACCGGCAAGGTCGCAAACGACGACCGCGCCGACTGGCGCGCGGCTTGGGCGCTCTTTCCCGGCGACGTCGCCTATGTCTGGCACGCGGGCGTGCATGCCCGCACGGTCGCCGAGAGCCTGGACGCCTGCGGCTTTGCGATCCGCGCTGAGATCGTCTGGGTGAAGCCGCGCTTCGTGCTCGGCCGCGGCGATTATCACTGGCAGCACGAGCCGTGCTTCTACGCGGTCCGCAAGGGCGCGAACGGACACTGGCAGGGCGGGCGTGACCAGTCGACCGTCTGGCCCATTGCCGCGGCCGGCGCGGAGGACGAAGCAACCGTACACGGGACGCAGAAGCCGGTCGAATGCATGCGTCGGCCGATCGTGAACAACAGCGTGCGCGGCGACCTCGTCTATGAGCCGTTCGCGGGATCGGGCTCGACGCTGATTGCGGCCGAGTCGGTCGGCCGCGCCTGTCTCGCCATCGAGATCGACCCGCGCTACTGCGATGTCGCAATCGAGCGCTGGCAGCGGTTCACCGGCAAGTCGGCGCTGCTCGACGGCAGCGACCGCAGCTTCGACCAGGTCCGGAGCGATCGGCGCGCGGCATGAAGCAGAGCCGTTTGATGTCGCTGGTTGAGTCGATCGCCAATGTGGCGGTCGGCTATGGTCTTGCGCTTGTCACGCAGCTCATCGTGTTTCCCTGGTTCGGGATTGCGGCGTCGCTTGCCGAGCACCTGGCGATTGGGGCGGCCTTTAGCGGTGTGTCCATCCTGCGGTCGTACCTGCTGCGCCGGCTGTTCGAGCACTGGCGCGTTCGGCGCGAAGGGAGCGCGGCGGCGCCATTCCGATCATGAAATGATCAAGAGCGGCCCATCAAAGCAACCGAATGCTGATTATTCGCTTGGCTGCGGGTCAAAGCAGCGCCCCTATGTCGCCATCACGATGGAGATGGCGATGACCAGGACGATCCTTCCGACCGCCAATGAAGCCTGGGGCTTCTGGGGTACCTGCGGCCACAACGGTTACGACCAGGCCATGGCCTGGGAAGCAGCAAGCGATGCTCTGGCGACGGCTTTCGATCTGACGCCCGAGCAGGTGCGCGAGCTGCTGGACGCCCGCTTCGGGCGGCATCTCGCCGACGATTTGAGCTTCATTCCGGGCGGGCCGGTGAGCCGGGAGGCGATCGAGACTCACATCATGACGCGCCTTGCCGATCGGCGCTGGCGCAAGTGGTTTGAGCAGGCGGTTCGCGAAGCAAGGAGTGCCTGATCCTTTGCGCTGCCTCCCGCCTCAGCCCCGCGTCGCCGCCCGCGCGACCGGGGCTTAAGGCAGTAGGAGGGCAGCGATGGTCGCTGCCCGACTACGCATGGAGCCATCCATGGCACTTTCCGATACGCAGCTCGTCGTGCTTTCGGCCGCCTGCCAACGGCCGCACGCCAACGTCTATCCGCTTCCTCTCAAGCTTCCGGGCGGTGCTGCCGCCAAGGTGCTCGCGAGCCTCCTCAAGAAGGGTCTGATCGAGGAGGTTGAGGCCAAGCGCGAGGACACCGTCTGGCGCGAGCACCGAACGCGCAGGCACCTTACGTTGCGCGCAACGAAGGCTGCTTTCGAGGCGCTCGGCATTGTCGAGGCAAGCGAGCCTGGTGCGGCGGATGCGGGCGGCGAAGGAGGCGACGATCTGGTCCGATCGACGGCACGCAAGACCGAGAGCTTCGATGCGAATGACGCCGCGGGCGCTGCTGTTGCACGAGAGGAGGCCCTCAAAGCCAGCGCCTCCGACGACCTGGTTGACGAGACCGAGGCGAGTGCCAAAGCGGCAACGCCAGAGGGAACGGAAGAAACCAAAGACGGGGCGCGTGCCCCGCGCCGCGTGCGCGCCGACAGCAAGCAGGCCAAGCTCATCGAGATGCTCGAACGCCCCGAGGGCGCGACCATCGAGGAGATCGCCAAGGCTTTCGCTTGGCAGCCGCACACGGTGCGCGGGGCGATTGCCGGCGCGCTCAAGAGGAAGCTCGGCCTCAACGTTGCGTCGGAAAAAATAACGTCCGCGGACGGGTCTACCGCATTATCGAATGAGCGAAGCCCTCACTCATGACCAGGATTGAAGCAAGTCGCCGCCCGCAAGGTCGGCGACTTTGCGCGTGGTCGATCCAGCGACAAATGCCATGCAGGGAATGAGCGAGCGGCAATATGCGGCCCATGCCGGCATCTCGCGCGGCGCCGTGCAGAAGGCGCGTGCCGCGGGAAGGCTCGTCATGTTCCCCGATGGCTCGATCGACGCCCAGGCGTCCGACCTTCGGCGGACTGCCACGACCGATCCGAGCAAGCAGCGCGCGCAATCGGGCAAGCCAGCGCGCCTTGAGCCGGTCCCGGAGTCGGCGGTCGGCTCGGTGCGCGAGACGCTGAAGGAGCAGGGGCTGCCTGCGGGCGGCAACGTCACCTTCGTGCAGGCGCGCACGGCGCACGAGATCGCCAAGGCGCATCTGGCGCGCCTCAAGCTGCAGGAGCGCCGCGGCGCGCTCGTCGACCGGGCCCGGGCCACCGCGCTCGTCTTCCGGCTTGCGCGCGAGGAGCGCGATGCGTGGGCGAACTGGCCCGCACGGGTCGCGGCGCTGATGGCGGCCGAGCTCGGCGTCAACGCGCATGCGATGCAGAAGGCGCTCGAAGCCCATGTCCGCGCGCATCTTGCTGAGCTCGCCGAGGTGAAGCCGGAGTTTCGCTGAAGCGCCTTGGATGACCTCTTCGCCTTCGAGGGCGCGGATGAGCTGTGGCAATGCTGGCGCGCGGGGCTTGCCCCCGATCCGGCGCTCACCGTCTCGGAATGGGCCGACCGGCATCGGGGCTTAAGCCCGCGCGCCTCGGCCGAGCCCGGCCGCTACCGCACCGACCGGACGCCCTATATGCGCGCGATCATGGATGCGCTCTCGCCCGCGCATTCCGCGCGCCGCGTCGTCGTGATGAAGTCGGCGCAGGTGGGTTTCACCGAGGGCGGCAACAACTGGGTCGGCTACGTCATCCACCATGCGCCGGGGCCGATGCTCGCAGTGCAGCCGACGGTCGAGCTTGCCAAGCGTTTCTCGCGCCAGCGCATCGATCCGCTGATTGCCGAGAGCCCAAGCCTGCGCGAGCGGGTCAAGCCCGCCCGCGCCCGCGATGCCGGCAACACGGTGCTCTCGAAGGAGTTCCCGGCCGGGCTCCTCGTCATCACTGGCGCCAACAGCGCCGTCGGCCTGCGCTCGATGCCGGCGCGGTATCTCTTCCTCGACGAGGTGGATGCCTATCCGCCCTCGGCCGACGAGGAAGGCGACCCGGTCGCGCTCGCGGAAGCCCGCACGCGGACCTTCTCGTGGCGCTCCAAGGTCCTCATCGGCTCGACGCCGACGATCCATGGGGTGTCGCGGATCGAGCGCGAGTACGAGGCCTCCGACCGGCGGCGCTACTTCGTGCCGTGTCCCCGCTGCGGGGCCATGCAGTGGCTCAAGTTCGAGCGGCTGCGCTGGGAGCAGGGCAAGCCCGAGACGGCCCATTACCTCTGTGAAGCGTGCGAGGGGCGGAACGAGGAACACCACAAGACAGCCATGCTCGCGGCCGGCGAGTGGCGCTCCACCGCCGTGCCGCAGGATCCAGGCACGATCGGCTTCCACATCTCGGCGCTCTATTCACCGGTCGGCTGGCTGTCCTGGGCGGATATCGCCCGGCTGTGGGAAGCGGCCAGCACCGACGAGGCCAAGCGCAGCTTCAAGAACGGCGTACTGGGCGAGACCTGGGTCGAGACCGGTGAGGCGCCCGACTGGCAGCGCCTCTATGAGCGGCGCGAGACCTGGCCGCTCGGGACCGTCCCGGACGGCGGCCTGTTCCTGACGGCGGGCGCCGACGTCCAGAAGGACCGCATCGAGGTCTCGGT